TTAGAAATCAGAATAATCTAAAGTAATATTAAGCATCGGTCTGTCGTAAGCATCTTTATAATTTGCCCTAAACTTCATTCCTGTGCCCTTCATAAACCATTTCCATTCATCACGTTTCAAATCATAATTGCCACTAGCGAACATTCTTCTAGCAGACTCCTTGAATGCAGAACGCAACTCGCCATGAAGTTCAATCAGTTCATTCTCTGAAAAATCATCAGAATCTACATCAAGCTGATAATACGCTGTCAGAGTCCAATTAACGAAACTTATAGCATAGAACCTTGTGTAATCATCCACTTGTATTGGCAACTGTTGATTCAAGTCCTTACAGAAATTCATGTAATTCTGCTTAATCACCATTTGTTCCTTAACACTCGGTCTCTGTGCTTGAACTCCAATTATCATAAAGAGTGTCAGCAATAATAAACATAATCTTTTCATATCTACCAAATTTAAATTAATAGCATATCTTGCAAGGAGTTCTGCCCATATCCTCAGCTTCCTCTTCGCTAACCTCTTCTATTTCTCCTGAGCAGCGAGAGAGGCCTTTGCAATCTCGCTCGCAATGGTATTTTGTAGAAGCTTCTCCAGTACATATATATACAGACCCAAATGAGGTTTTATTACCAGTATTCTTAGAAGACTCGCTATCCATCCACTTTAATGTAGCTGCCGTCATAAAGATTAGATAAATCGTCACAAATACTAAAATAACCCCACAACCATATTTAATACAACCATCTTCATGTTGGTCGCTAAATATATACTTATAGGAAATCTTAAATGCTATATATGCTATAAAGAGACAACCCAATATAGACATCGCACATAGCCAATTATACATACCTACCACATTTTAATTATCCTACATTTGCTTATCTCATGCCACCGCCCAATATAGATAGTAGCTGGTCATAGCGTTTCTCCAATTCCTCGTACTTTGCCTTCCAGACAGAATCATCCTGATGAGACTCTTCTATCTTAGGTTCTTCATGATGAGGAGTCTCAGCAACCATATAAGAAGAATCATCTGCATCTTGGTTACTATACATAGTACCTATCCCACGCATCAACCATTCAGCAGACACGTCAGGAAAGGCAGTCAATATCTTCTCTACGATATTGGCAGCTAAAGTTCTATCACCTCTTAACTGAGGATTTAAAGTAGCTTGCGCCACATTAATCTGTTTAGAGAGAGCATTAACGGAAATAGATTTATCCTCCAAAATCAACTTAACTCTCTGATAAATAGTCGCTTCCATACATTTTACATTTATAAATGTTAACTAATTAATCTTAAAGGATTAATCTTTTTCGAGAAAATGTTTGGTAGTTTACTAGGAAAAGAGTACCTTTGCAACCGTAAACAAGTAAGTTGCTTAATTATTAGAAGCAAAAGTACAATAAAAAAATTAAGATATGCAAGCAAAAAAGATAAAAATTATCAAAGTTTCGCCCGAAGGACGAAAAAAACTTGCTGAGCGGTATGGTTGCAGAAAGCAAACAATCTACAACGCTCTAGGTTTTAGAAGCTGTAGCAGGCAAGCCGAAAGCATCAGGCAGGATGCCTTGAATGAGTTCGGAGGTATAGAAGGCGATAAGGTAGTGTTCTATTAGGAAGGAGGCTAATATGAGTGAGTATCAGTCGGAAGAAGAGCTCTTGAAAGACTTTTGGGGTAGCTTTAAAAAAGCAAAAGAAAGTATTCAAAACTTATCTTATCAAAGACAACGCTACAAACCTATATAAAATAGGTAAAGCAACAGACCCTGCAAAAAGAGTCAATGCTTTAAAGGTAGCAAACACTAATATAGAACTTTATGCGGTTTGTGAAGAAAATGTAGAATATATCCTACATAAAGCATATCACGATAAGCAAGTTTCTAGAGAATGGTTTAGGTTGGGCAACCTAGATGTAAATACAATTATTTCAAAGTATCATTTCCTAAAGAAGGAGGTAATATGAATGAAATCGTTTACAGAGGTGAAAGCAACCAACCTCTAACAAACAGCAAATTGGTTGCTGAGGTATTTGGCAAACCTCATAAGGTTGTTCTAGTAGCAATCAGAAACATTCTTGAAGGGAGTGCTCAAAATTGTGCCGTCCTCGAAATGTTCTCAGAATCAACCTATTTGAACGAGCAGAACAAAGAGCAACCTATGTTCATTATGAACCAAGATGGTTTCACTCTGCTGGCGATGGGATTCAATGGCAAGAAGGCGATGGAGTTCAAACTGAAATACATCGAAGCCTTCAACGCTATGAAGAGACAGATTGAGCAATCCAATCCATCCGTTCCTCAGAACTATCTAGAAGCTCTCAAATCTCTGGTCAAGGCTGAGGAAGAGAAACAGCAGCTAGCTTTAGAGAACAAGAAGCAGCAGGAACAAATCCTCACTATCAGCAAGACGAACATGGAACTCGGCAACAAGATTACCGAAATGCTGCCTAAGGTTAGCTACTACGACAAAATCTTGCAGAGTAATGCCACCATGACTGTTACTCAGATTGCTCAGGACTACGGAATGAGTGCCATGAGGTTAAACAAGGAGTTGGAGTCTATGAGAATCCAACACAAGGTTAGAGGTCAATGGATATTGTTTGCCCAATTCCTCGAAGGTGGATATGTTCACAGCAGAGCAGTAGAAATCGTAAGGAGTGATGGTCGGCACGATGTGAAGTACAACACCGAGTGGACAACGAAAGGAAGAATCTTCCTATATGAATCACTCAAAGCGAAGGGCATTCTCCCCTTGATAGAGCAGGAGAACAATCCCAGCGATAAGGGCACTGGTAGAACAGAGCCAGCCAAGGCAGCTAGTGCCAGTCAACAAACCATCAAATTCAACTGATATGATAGACAAAGAAATTAAAGAGCAGCTAGACCGCATAGAGCAGTATTCGCTCATAGCTGCAAAGAATGTGCTCAACATTAATGAAGCTGCAATCATTCTTGGTATGACGGTTAGAGGAGTGAGAGAGAACGTCAGGAACCGCATCATTCCTTGCTATAAACCAAATGTCAACAGACTCTACTTCAAGAAGAGCGAGTTGGAAGAGTGGATGACTCAGAATCGAAGGAAGAGCATGGCAGAGTTGAAATCAGAGGCAGCAGCCCATTGTTTTACCCATTAAACAGATAAACTTATGATAGCAGATGTAATTTTGGTAGCCAGCGTAATAGCTTTCGCTGTTGCCGTTAAGGAAATTCGCTCCTACTTCAATGAGGTAGGCAAGTAAGATATATGGAGATTGAACCTCACAAGAATAGTTAAGTATTAAGTTATTAATGTGTTAAGTCTTATAATATTTCAGTCATTGAAAACAGCAGAGGTTTTTTGGAGTTTGCTACTCCCAGTCTCCACAATAACTTTGTCGTTATAATTTTACATGTTTTAAGTTTTTACCCAGCGCAAGTAACTCAGTTGGTAGAGTATGAAGGTTTATGAGCCTTCGAGGTCGTGGGTTCGAGTCCCACCTTGCGCCCCATATAGCCCGATTCCAAGGCTTTATATCGGATAGGATAAACCTTCCTAGAGAGGTACACGTACCAAAAAGGAGCATCATTAACCACAGATGGTGCTTAGACGTGGAAGTGGCAAGCGAGTACATACACCTGATAGGTGGAATTTGGAAAAACTTGGAGTTCACTTGTGAAGAAGCAGACCTGATGCCGTGACCCTTATATAATAAGGTAGCATCTAAAGGTAGGAGCGCACAACTACAAATCGGTTCTAATGCAGCCAGCACGCTTTCTTTTTTCTATTCGGTTTAATAGTTATAATTGGTTATTTTATAGAAATCAGATATATCACAATATGTGCGATTACTAGTGCTGGGAGTCCTAAGCCTCCATAAATGCAGAAGGGAACCAAGGAGCGATTCAGCATCCGGCAAGATTGTATAGATGTCGCTCCACGGAGGTGGCTGTTTTTATCATATTCATTTTACTGCCCCTCCTTTTCTAAAGGAAATTGCAAATATTGACATATTAGTGTGTTTCATATAGGTTACATTTTCGATGCGGTAGCGACCGCTCAGGTTAAACTAAAATAAAATAACTCGCCCCACCATTCGTGAGAACCGTGGGGATTTTTAATTTGAACATTTAAACCATACAATATGAGATATAAAGCAAATAGTTGTCACGATTGTCTCTTCTCGACCATGTGTGACAACCCGAATAAGAACCTAGATGGTGGCTACAAATGCAGCCGCTATGAATGGAAATATCAATAACGACTTAATACATATAAGATATGAAAGAACTTATCGCAATTCAGTCAGAACTGAAAGCCCCGAAGAGTCAGTTCAACAAATTCGGTGGCTACAAGTATCGCAAGGCTGAGGACATCTTAGAAGCTGTCAAGCCTTTGCTAAACAAGCAGAAATGCACGCTAACCATTACAGATGATATTCTGATGGTAGGCAACCGCATTTATGTTAAGGCTACCGCCACTATCAAGAACGAGAAGGGCGAGTGCGAAACAACAACTGGTTGGGCTAGAGAAGAGGAAACCAAAAAGGGTATGGATGGCAGTCAGATTACTGGAGCATCATCCTCTTACGCTCGAAAGTATGCTCTCAACGGTCTCTTTGCCATTGATGATAATGCTGATTCTGATACCACCAACGATGGGCAGCATCAGGAAGCGCAGCAGCAAACACAGGCTCAGCATCCAACCGCTCAGGCAGCACAAGCCGTACAGCAGCCAGCAACACCCCAGTATCACACAAATGACTTGAACGAAGGATTGGCATACCTTAGCAGATGTGTCACGAAAGACAATCTGATATGGGTAGTTCAAACATACAAGCCGCTCACCGTCAACCCTCAGTTCATGCAAGCAGTATCAGCTAAGAAGAAAGAATTAGGATTACAATAATATGACAGAAACAACAAAGAAAATCAGCCTGAATGTGCCAAATGTCACATTTATAGAAGAGACGCACCAGTACTTCATCGGAAAGAAGGAATTGAAAGGTGTGACGGGAACGCTCATCAAGAAAGCCTTCCCCGATACCTACAAGAATATTCCTGAGTCAGTACTGAAAAAGGCAGCAGAGCGAGGAGGTCTTATCCATAACACCTTTGAAACCTTCTGTTCTATCTTCGATGCAGACATCAAGCAGTACCCGAACCCTACAGAAGAGCTTCAAGCCTTCCATAGCATGTTAGTCTCATTCGGTTTACATTATGTCGCATCCGAATATCTCGTTACAGATGGAGAGAACTTTGCATCTGCTATTGATGGTATCTTCGCTGATGATGAAGGCAACATCTATTTGGTAGATTACAAGACCACCGCCACCCTCCACTACGACAACGTATCGCTCCAGTTATCCATATACGCAAAATGGTTCGAGGAGCAGAATCCTGACTTGAAGGTGAAGGAGATTGTCTGTATGTGGTTCAAGAACGGACAGAGCAAGTTCCAGCCGCTACCTAGGGTAGCAGATTATCAGATTGACGATTTAATCGCTGCTTATCTTGCAGATGATGCAGAGTATCAGTATAAGGTGGAAGTTCCTGAGCAGTTCTCAGCACTAGAGCAGGAGTACAGATTGATAACCGCTCGTATGGATGCCCTGAAAATCAAGCAGGATGATTTGAAGGAGCAGATGATGAAGATGATGGAAGCCAACAAGCAGAAATCCATCAAGACCAACATCGGTTCTTACTCTTATGTGGCAGCTACCACCAAGAAAACCTTCGACACGAAGCTGTTCAAAGACACGGAGCCAGAACACTACGAGTACTATCTGAAAGAAACGACCACCAAGCCGTCAATAAGAATCAAACTTAATTAAGTATAGATATGAACGTAAAGTTTACAGGCAAGATTATTGCAGCAGGGCAAGTTCAAATGGGAACTTCCCAAAACGGAACCCAATGGAGTTATTGTGAATACACTATCGAAGAGTTGAACGAGCAGTACCCTTCAAGAGCCGTTATCTCGGTATATGGCTCAGACAAGTTGCGGCAGTTCAACATTCAGTTAGGAGAAATCATCACCGCCCACATCGGATTGAAGGCACGCCAGTCTAAGGAAGGACGTTGGTTCAATCAGTTGGACTGCTGGAAGGTAGAACGACCAAATGGTCAACAGCAAGGTCAGGTTGTCCAGAGTCAGGTTGGCGCAGCACCTCAGCCAGTTGGTGGATATTACCACCAACAGCAACAGCCTATACCTCTGAGCCAGCCACAGCAGTTTCCACCTCAGGTTAACGCAAGCGGTCAACCTATTCAGCAGAACGCTCAATATGCAGGTGGTCAGCAGCAGGGACTTCCCTTCCCAGCCCCAAACCAATAATATATAAGTTATGGAAATTCATCTAGTAAGAACCTCCACTGGTCTTCGCCCCTACACGGATGATGATTACGAGGAAATGAAAAAGATAAAGGTTGGTTCCATCGTCAAGGCGAACATAGTTCGACCAAGGAACATTAAGTTTCACCGCAAGTTCTTCTCCCTTATCAGAGCAGCATGGGATTGTCTAACCGAGCAGCAGCGCACAAACCTACGTTCTATAGACACTTTCCGTGAGCAGCTTCTGATAACATCAGGATTCAGCGAACCGCTTTACGACCTCAACGGACAGAAGTTCTTGGAGCGAGCCAAGTCTATCTCCTTCGCCAAGATGGATGAGCCAGCCTTTAATGAAGTATATAATAGAGTCTTAGACACCATCATCACGATACTCTATGCAGATGGTGTTACAGAAGACGAATTTAATAAAATTTTACAAAATTATAGTTGATATGACACGTAGAAACGAAAAGCGCGACAACAGATACAATAGCCGTCAGCGCAACAACAACCCAGAGTTACCACCATTTGCACAGATGCTTTTCGGAGCAATCGTTGGCAAAGGTGTAGACATGATTGCCAAGAAGATGGCAGAGATTGCCGAGGAAGAGACTCCTGATATTCATGCAGAAGGCATCAGCAATCAGGACGTTACCAACATCAATAACGGAAAGGCAACCTTATCTAAGTTGCGCATTCCTGCTGATGGTTCGGCAGTAGAGTACCCTATCCCTGATAACCTCCAGTTCTTCTTCGCTGAGGATGGTAAGTTGATGGTTCGTCAGAAGATTGAAGGAGACGAGAATCCTACTGATGCAGGGGAAGGCAAGCCTATCACTTATGATGATATTTGCGATAAGTTTTTCTTGAACAAGAGAACATACTGGCTTGGTAATAAGAAAATCAACCATATATATTCAGATGAAAATAACTATAACGACTTAAACAACTGCACTAGCATGGCTCATGCAAAACGTGTAGCTGCTTTCATCAAGTTGCAGAACATCGCCAAGTTTCTCAATGGTGACTGGAAACCGAACTTCGACAGAGACGATGAAAAATGGAATATCAATAAAGATGGTGATACATTTATCGAAATGTACACAAGAAGATTGAACAAAGCGAGTGTTTACTTCAAGTCGCAAGAACTTACAAAGGAAGCCATCCGCTTGATGGGTGAAGATTCTCTCAACGACCTTTTCTCAACCGACTGGTAATGGCAAGCTACGCTGAAATCAAAGCAAAGCTACAGCAGGAAGGTAAGAAGATACGCAAGCGTTCATCCTACGATGAGCACAATTTGCAAGCCGCAGAGGTCAGGTATATCCGTGGGGTATATCCTGACCTTGAAGGTGTCTTCTTTGCCGTTCCCAATGGTGGCAAGCGAACCTCCCGACAAGCCGCATGGCTCAAAGAAGAAGGTATGAAGGCAGGAGTATCTGATATGCTGCTCCTGAAGCGCACCTCTCAGTACGGTTTCCTCTGTATCGAAAACAAGACACCGAAAGGTAGGCAGGAACCCGAACAGAAAGTATTCCAGTATGAAGTAGAACGACATGGTGGTAAGTACATCATCATCCGCTCTATAGATGAATTTATCCAAGCAATCGACAATTATTTAAATGGTGAACTATGACAGATGAAATCAAACAAGCCATCCAGCTTCTAGAAGAGAATGGCTACAAGATTACCGCTCCACCCAAGGAAGTTAAAGACGAATATACCTTTGAGCGAGCATGGAACCTCTACGAAAAGAAGGTAGGCTGCAAGGCTAAACTGGAAAAGAAGTGGAACTCTATGAGCCAGAAAGACCGCAAGGCAGCTATAGAGTACATACCTCTCTATGTAATCTCAAAGCCAGACAAGCAGTTCAGAAAGAACTTCCAAACCTTCCTTAACCAGCGAGGATGGGAAGACGAACTCATCGGAGCAACACCACCGCCAGCATCCGTTAACGAGAATCCTTCCGAAATCAGTCAACTCATCGCAAAGACGAGGGCTGAACAGAACGTGACAAATGCGGATAAGGACAACGTTTTCAAGACACGCATCATTGGTATGATAGAGCTTCTGCAAAAGAATCCTCATAGCCTATGCCGAAAGCAGTTGGAGATATATCGTGATAACGGAACCTTGGAACGCTTGGGCATCCAATGGAATCCATAAACCACAAATCTGTTTACCAAAATGATAGCAATCAGTAAGTACAACAAGCAGCATCCTCTCAGAGTCTTTGAGGCATTCGCTGGCTATGGCAGTCAGAGCCTAGCCTTCAAGTACCTCAAAGATAAGCATCCTGAGTTCGACTTTAAGGTTGTGGGCTACTCAGAGACAGAACCATCAGCCATCCAAGCCTACGGACTACTGCACGGAAGAGACATACCTAACTTCGGAGACGTGACAAGGATAGTCTGGAATGAGGTTCCCGACTTCGACTTCATATCATGGTCTTCACCTTGCCAAGATTTCTCCAATGCAGGACTTCGCCAAGGAGCAGAGGAAGGAAGCGGCACACGCTCATCCCTTATCTTTCAGGAGAAGAGAATGCTGGCAGTAAAGAAACCGAAGTATGTGATGCTAGAGAACGTGAAAGGTCTACTCACAGATAAGATGAGGAAGTACTTCTTCCAGTACCTCAAAGACCTCGACTCCTTCGGTTACACCTCCTTCTACAAGGTACTGAATGCCAAAGATTACGGAATCCCTCAGAATCGTGAGCGCATTTTCGTAATATCCATCCTACGCACAGAAGACGAGCCGAACCCAGAGTATCACTTCCCTTCTCCCATAAAGCTAGAGACAACGGTTGAGGACATCTTGGAAGACAACGTATCTCCAGAATATTTTCTATCCCAGCCGCTCCTAGAAAAGTATCTCACCAAAGCAGACATCAATGAATCAATCGAAAAACTCTACCCAGAAGATAGCGATACCGAAAACTGCTGATGGATGCTCGCCAACTATCACATCATCGTTTGGCGCAGGAATCAGCATAGCCAATCTTCTTGGTGTTGACCATTTCCCTAAGAGGGGGGTGCTGATAATCAAAAAGTTACAAGCAGAAAACTCCTCATCAACTCAGACGTAGATGGTTTAAGTAGAACCATCCGTACAAGTTATTATAAGGCTGGTTTTGCTAACTATATACATAACGATGGCAGAGCAGCCAACGCAGTTTTAATCATCAAGAGATTATAATGTGCGACAAAATTATAAAGCTAGCAAACCTCCAAATCAAAGGCAGGATAGAGCAGCAGACCAGAGTCTACTCCACCAAGGGAATCTCCCCTACTCTCAATTCTGCTATGGGTCACGGAGGTAACTGCATCCCACTATTCTTAATCGTCAAAGAGATATGACATTCGTAACCATAATGAACAAAGAAATCATTCACACCGCACCAAACGGAAAGAAATACTCCATCCAAATCAGAAAGTACACTCCAAGAGATTGTTTCCGACTGATGGGAGTTCACGAAGCTGATATAGACAAACTCCTGAGCAAGGAGAAGTCTGGTCAACTCATTATCAGCAAGAGAAAACTTTATGCCCTAGCAGGAAATTCAATAGTGACCAACTGCCTGACCGCCATGTTCGAGGAACTGATATTCCCTTCAGGGAATCACTACCACGACAAGACTGGTCAGCTATCACTCTTCTAGCTTATGGATATTTTTGGATATATCAAGATAGGCAAGCGTATCAGCAAAGCGCACAAAGCCATGTTCACCAACAAGACCATGGTAATATGGTACAAAGGCAACCCAATCATCGGAACAATGCACGATGGCTTGTGGTATCAACAAGACTTGAACGGAATGTTGGAACTATTAATGTTCCAGTCCGAAGTCACACACGTCTCATTTTTACCTTCGCCAAATGAAGACAGAGAAAGAAAAAATCCTAGCCATCATCGCAGAGATTCAGGCAGAGCGTGAAGCTGCCCACATCGTGCCGCCCCACGTCCTCACAGCCGAAATCATTAACCGAGAATTCCACCAGCCTTATCAAGCCCTCAACGAGTTATGTGAAGAAGGCAAGATAAAATGGTGCCACACCCTCAACGATATGGCATTCACCATCAGAAAATAATAAATCAAGAACAATATGAAAATTATAACGCAGAAAGAACTGGCATCCTTAGCAGAAGATGCTTTTAAGAATGCCGAAAAGCATGGTTTTTATAATGAGAGCACAGAAATAGAAACCGAATTGATGCTCATTATCACGGAAATGGCAGAAGCTGTTCAGGCAGACCGCAAAAATCGTCACGGAAGTATCGAAGACTATGAGAGCGAGATTCAGATGGGCAGAGATATTCCTACCGCCTACAAGAACGCTCTTGAAGGAACGGTTGAATCCGAGTTCGCCGATATTTCCATTCGTATCTTATCTCTCTTAGGATGGATGAACAGCAAAGAACCGATAATATTTAAAAGCGATTCTATCCTTGCTGACAAATATGAAGTTGCCAAATTTCAATGTCGTGTTATAAACATAATCAATAATGGCAGTATCGCAAAAGATTTGTACCGACTCAACGGACACTTTAGTTGGTTTGTTGGTAATGAGTCTTGCTATTGGTTCGTATCAGATACCCTTCAGAATATACTCATGAGGGTATTCGCAATCGCTCACAATAACAATATCGACCTGATGGAGTACATCAAATTGAAAATGCAGTATAACGAATCACGTCCGTATCTACACGGATGCAAATATTAGGAGGACAAAATTATGTTTGGAATAGAACAGATTTCAAGAAGGTGCTTAATGACTTTTAGTGATGGCAGCAAGCTACTAACTACCATCTACATTCCAAATCCCACCAAGCCCATCTTCCCTGAGCAGATGGAACGCAATATCATCGAGAATTTTAACAAATCGCAACCTCTTGCAGTAAACAAGGTTGTCAAGTGTCACATAATGAGGAATTAGTTATGGAAGATTTACCTATTGGGTCAGAAATCATCTTGAAGGTGGTAGAGACCGAGAAAGAACAATGCAATGGTTGTTTTTTCGATGAGATATGTACCGACATTTATGAAAAAGTTTGCGGAAATTTCAAGTGTGTCGCAATCGACAGAAAAGACGGAAAGGCTGTTCAATTTAAAAGAATAAAGTGATATGATAGATGACAAGAAAATAGAAGCTGCTGCCGAAGAGTACAACGAGAAAGTTGAAAATGAATTGGAGAAGAAGCACATTCCAAAGCGGACATTTGCAGAACGCTATGCAGAATCAGCAATAAGTGAATGTGCTTTTAAAGCTGGTGCCAAGTGGGCAATCTGTGATCCCTAAAGATGAGGAGCAGATAAAGGCAATAAAACTAGAATATCGTAAACGAATTATCATTCATAGAATACATAATCTCAATCTGAATGACTATCCGTTAGAAGTGTTGGAAAAAGTTTATATTGAATTAGGAGGAAATTAGTATGAAAGAACTTAAAGTTGGAGAAAGAGTAACCACTACTCTTGAAGTTGTCGAGCAAGGTGATTGTACTTTGCTAATTATCAAACACATCGTGCATTTACATGCTTAGTTACTAATGGCTGTCACTTCCGTGGATATGAAGATGAGACATTTGAAAATAGCTTTAAGAATTTGTTATTTGCCGACGGAACTCCGTTCGGTGTAAAAGTGGAGAAATAGTTATGGCATGGGTAGCAGTAACAAAACAAGGAAGAGAATTTATCTCAATGTGTAAGCCAATAAGAGTGACGGATGAAGATAACTATTATGGTTGGAAAGATACATTTACTGAGATTTCTCTTTGTAGTGGTAGCATCAAGAAACTCATCGGAAGAGAATTGTCTTGGAGCGATGAACCAGTAGAACTTAAATAAGAATAGCTTATGTTTGGATCTTATGTTATACTTACCATGGTTGTACTACCAGCCTGCAAGAAATCATAGTAATCTTGGTAAAAATGGCAAGGTGTATATGGCAAATAATTCGCCATTGATGTCAAATAATAGCTATGATTATATAGCTATTAGTGTTAGAAAAGGCACGAAGGTACATGATATTTTAGAAAAGGAAATGCCTTTAAAAGGTATAGAACGTTCCTGTGGTGCAGAAGTTTGTTATCGTGTTCCAAAGAGTGAATTTGAAAAAGAAGAATTATAGCGTATGAAGATTAGATTAGCAAAGAAGATAATGGCTTGCGACTTTCGCAAAGTTGTCAAACGAAACCTGCCATGGGATAAAGAACTTTATTCTCTCTTTGACGGAAGTGCTCAGATTTTTCCGTGATAACGGAGAGTTGAAGAAAGCCTAAGAAAGCCAAAAGGAATCATTGGCAGATATGGCAAATAGTTCTTGGGTAAAACTGGTAATGGGTATGCTTACCTCAAAAATGCAAGAAGACAAAGTTGATGCAGAGTTACCAGACATTGATGCTCTAATAAAGGAGAGTTCTTCTGATGAGTTCATCAGAAAGAAAATCGTTGAAAGATTGTATCGATAAGTTTGACGATGTAGAGTGGAGCTTCAATTATAAAGCAGTTTTTAATCAAAATTTTTCAGAGATTGCAACCGACAAGGATTTTGTCTCTAGATTCAAAGATTTTATTGAGAAAGAGAAACTGGGTTTAAATGAAGAGTTTGAAAATTTATAAGCTATCTAAAAAAAATATTCCATGAAGATAGAAATCAGAAGAGTAACGGACTGGCAGCGTGTAGTGGATGCTGCTCGGTTCACACAAGGCAAGGAACCGCTGGGTCATGAGCCTAGCGATGAGTTCAAGAAACAGATGATTCTCAGCGAGCATTCACCGCTCAGAGAATTGGAGTTCGATATTAAGATGTATGGCATACCATACTGGGTGAGTAACCATTTTGTTCGCCATGTTCATGCTCAGCCATTCGTTTCCACATCTAGACCAGATATTACTGGCTCCAATGTATCTCGTCACGATATGCGTCAGGATGATTTGGTCAACTTGCAGTTATCCCTCAACGCTCAGGAAATTATCAATATCTCCAAGCTAAGACTCTGCAACAAAGCATCCTACGAGACAAGAAAGATATGGATACAAGTGATTGAAGAGTTGAGGAAAATCGAACCACGTCTTGCTGCTGCTTGTGTCCCACAATGTATCTATAGAGGATTCTGTCCTGAACCAAAATCATGTGGAAAGACACAAACAAATGTTTTTCCTATTTATAGAGAAAACTACGAACATTTATTTCTAATCGGTGAACGTATAAAATTGGACTATGAAATATCCAAAATTTAACGTCAATGAATTTGTCGGTGGGCACTTCGAGTACACCACTCCATGCCCATTCGGCATTCAAGGCAAGTACACCCATGAAATACTGATGGTAGGTAGCCTTGCTTGCCAGCGATGCGAGCACTTCCGAGGTATCAACAAAGAAGATGGTATCGTATCTTGTGGAATCGAATAGTTTTAAGAGTGCAGCCTATCTGCATTCTTCTTAATAATTAATCAAATTTTATATATGAATACAAAGAAAATCTCAATCATTCAGCGTATCAAGGAGAAGTTCCTTGGTAAGCAGTTCTTTATTGCAGTAATCGCTAACAAGGGAACCAGTTCCTACTTCGTCAACTCTACCATCTACCGCTCAGAGAAGGAGGTGAAGGCTTACAAGAAATACATCACCACAGACGAGCGTATGAAACAGAGCTTCGATTTCGTAGGCTATTACGGTTTCCGTTCAAAGTTCGACTTCCGCATTCCTCTTAGCGGAAAGCCAGTAGCAGTTGAAGAGGCAAAGAAACTGGCAGAGAAGTAGTATGGGAAAGTTGATAGACCTTACTGGACAGCGTTTCGGCAGATTACTCGTCTGCCGAAAATCTGATAAAGAGAACCACCAGCATGGTGCGTTCTGGATATGCAAGTGTGATTGTGGCAGGGGTTGTACGGTTCTAGGTTCTGCTCTTCGTGACGGACGAACCAAATCATGTGGCTGTTACCGCTCAGAGCGGGCATCTGCCATCATCACCAAGTATGGCAACCGCAATGGCAGACCAAAGCGGAAAGAGAAAGTTAACGGATAATATACATTTTATCACTTTTCATATTATATTTGCAACATGAAATTAAAGTATTTAATAGATAAAGTCAATGGTTTCAGGCACCGCAACGTTTTTGTGGTACTGGACGGAAGAGCCAACTCGGTCACGCTCTCCAAGGGCATCTATGACCATATCATGCAGAAGGAGCGAACAGACAATTCCATCTTCGTGTTCAGGTTATCTGACCGAGGTACATACGGATTCTGCATGCGTGAGGACTGGGAAGAACTTCGCAAAGCCAACACCGCCTTCGCTCAGCTTCAATTCAATCAGAAGTATAAGAAGATAGGATTCCGAAGTGACTTCCCTTCCATCACCGCCATCCTTGATGAGTACAACCTTCCTCTCAACAGAATGGTTCGCCTTACTTGCATCCCACGCAAGTCAGCCAAAGGCGAACCTTATTACGAAATCATGCGACCAAACTTAAATTCGAGCACATGGCAACAAGACAAGAAGTAATACTCAAAGGGCTTACCCACTCTCCATCCGACTACGATTGTAAGGATGGGGAGTTGGCAACCTGCCTCAACCTCATCAACGAAGATGGGGCACTCCACCCTATTCAGCAGCCGATAATAGTAGAGAGTAGCAAGAATATCACCATATACCAATATAGTTCAATAGAACTGGTTCATAAGGTGACACACAATCAGGCTATTCACTCCCACTATATCATACGTTCCTCGGACCCGAGAGATAGGGAAAGATGGGGATGGATAGAGCAGGATTCAGCAGATGATACACCTACAGAGTTCCTGATTGGCGATGATTTCCACGTCAACTCTGTTTGCGCCATCGGAAACGTCTTATGCTTTGTTGGTATTAAAACTACCAAATATGCTATATGGAAGACTGGTTCTTATCTTATTTTCGGAAAAGATGATTTGCAGTTTGGTATTGAGATTGCCAACACTTATCATCAAGACCTTACCTTAAAGGTAGAAGCTGGAGATGATTTCTACAAATACTTTATTGTAGAGGATGGAAATCTCAATTTGTACTACAATACAAGTGCTATTGGTACGAGGAAGATGTTTACAGACCTTGATGCGATTGCCAACAAGAAACTTGCAGAACTCGGAACAGAGTATCTCAAAAGAAATGTTTTCGGTGTGGCTGCTCTTCGTCTTTACGATGGTACATACATCAATATATCAAACCCTTTTGTTCTTCCTAGTGCAGAGTCTAACGCTGTTTCAAGAAAGATAAACATATACAAAGACCCAGTAAAACCTGATGCTCCAAACGGAAAGACTATAACATCAGGTGTCGGCATCAACAAATACACCATAGAAATTAGAGAAGTTGGCAACTTGCAGCAATACGAGGATATTGTTCAGGGAGTTGATATATTCCTCACCAATGGCGAAAGTTTCTATCAGATAGATAAATCTTATAAAATAATCCGTACTGCTTATTATGGAGATATAGACTACGTGCTTTTGGATGATATGAACGCAAGAGACGTTCACGACACCATCGGCAATATGCCTTTCTATCATTCGATATTCATTCCTCTTAGTGAATTTGAACATCCGAAAGTTGTTAAGAAGCCAACGCAAGCAGAGGAAAACATTTCTCTTGCCGACCTCAACCGAATAGCATTTGGCGGCACTACTGCTATTACATACAATAACAGACTGCACATCGCTGGCATCAGAAAGAACATAGATTCCAGTTTGGTTCGCCAACCATACGGCTACAAGAATGAAGAATATCTTACTGCCATATACGAGATTCCGACAAACAACGGAACATACTATCTGAACGGATATATTGGTAACTATCAGGATATTATCGCTGTGCCAATTAGTGATGTGAAAGAGATTGTCGTTTACGAAAAACGCACATCTGGGTATCGTAAAAAACGTTTTAAATTATATAGCCCTTCTAATTTTGGCTTGTCATTTTTCGTGCAAACTCTAACTGGAGGTATTGATGATATTATGGGAGGCGATTGGTATGATATTACGGAATCAGACTGGAATGCAATCAAGCAGAAAGCAGATAGTTTTGCCGCATCAAACTCAGATGATTCTTACCAGCCTTCACTTATCAGAGTGAGCGAAGCTGAGAATCCTCTAGTCTTCCCTGCCAAGAATAGTGTTCAGGTTGGCTCATCCATCGTTAGTGCAATGGCAGCAAATACCCGACCAATCAGCGAAGGTCAGTTTGGTGATGCCCCACTCTACGCTTTTACCGATGAAGGTGTTTGGGTATTGATGCTTGGAGAAGAAGGAACCTATATTGCCCGACAGCCAGCCAACAGAGATATTTGCTCTAACCCTAAGGGTATATTGCAGATTGATGATGCAGTTCTGTTCCCTACCGAGCGAGGCATCATGATGCAGCGAGGACGAGAATCTGAGTGCATTACCGATGTATTGGATGGCTTTCCATTCGACTTCACTCTAATATACAGCTATTCCAAGAAAAATCAATACTACCCTATCTCTATTCTTGAACTACAAGATTTTGAAGATGGAGAAGTAGCCTATGTTAGATTCAGGAAGTATCTGAAAAATGCCGACATGATTTACGACTATTACGATAGCCGTATCATCGTCTTCAATCCTAGCTATGGCTATGCGTATGTGTATTCCCTGAAAAGCAATTTGTGGGGAACGATGGTGAATGTGTTCGCCGAGCGAGTTAATAGCTACCCTGAGTCATACGCTATCAACGGTGCAGGAAAGATTGTTAATGTTTACGTTGAAGAACCGAGCGACAACATTCCTTTCTTTTTCTGCACACGACCATTAACGCTTGGTCAGGGAGATAGCCATAAGACTATGTTTACTTGTCTTATCCGTGGTTATTGGACGTGCGACTCCAGCAAATCTAACGGACAGATTCTTTTTGGAAGCAACGATATGAAACATTGGTTCTATATCGGTTCTTCTATAGACAATAGTCTTAGAAACTTGGTTGGCTCTCCATACCGCTATTTCAGAGTTGCCGTCATTGGTAAGATGAACGCTGATGAAAGCATCAGCAGCATTTCTACTGCTTTCCAACCAAGATGGCAGAACAAACTTAGATAAATATTTTTTTTACTATTTTCTATAATTACAATAAAGGGTAGCAGTCCGTGATGGATAGCTACCCTTGCTTTATCTTAGCCTTAAACGACTAACCTAAAATGGATGCAAAGCGATTCTTGCTCTACCAGCCGAGCGGTTGCTGGCATCCTTAATCTTCTTTTTCTTATCCTCAGCCAGTGCCCAGAATCTATCAGCACCATCAGGATAAACAATCATTAACCACTCATATAAAGACTGGTTCACAATATAATCGTGAATGTATACCGTCATGGTATGCACACTTGTCTTCGAGAATCCACTTGGCATTCTCATGGCTAGATAATAAGCATCCTCATCATTTGTCGGGGAACCTATACACTCTTCCCACTCATTGGAATCAAAGCCACCTCCAAGCATTTCCATCTTGGTATATCGGAAAAGCATTTCCTTGCAGTCTTCTACCGCTGAGTCAAGAATCCTTGCCAGTTTATCCCGATTGCCATCCTCGCCCACATCATAGATGTTATGAATCAGGTGTGAATCCTCTACAGAACTAGAGATTGAATCCGCATAGGCAGCAGCCGTATTTTTGATGTCAAACACCAGTTCCTTCTTCTGAAGCTCTATCATTACCTTATAACCAAGATTGCATGTTCTGCATTCTTTCATACTCACCTCCTTCCTTATTCGTTAGAAGCCGTTCTGCTTGGTCTCTCACGTCTGTTGAAGGTCTCATGCAGATTCTTGATAGCTGTTACAGACAATTCCGAATAAGTCTTCGCCTCGTTAGGATTGGTAATAACGAACCAGTCCATCAGAGCCTTGTTGATAATGTAGTCATGGATAGAACTTGTAAGTGCATCCTTCAAAGCAAGCGGATAATTGGATGGAAGAGATAGATTGATTGTAATATTTGTATCGCCATCAATTAACTCGTTAGATGCAGTTGTACCGCTACCGGTTCTTACCGATTCACTTAACTCCACAAGCAGTTGACTATACGCATTCTGAATGCTACGCAAAGCCTGATTCTTGTCTTCTTCATCATCACTTGCCTGAATATTGCTGGCAGCCTCAGCATCCATGTCAGCAGCTCTTCTGTTACGCCCAGTCAGGAATGCCTTGTTCTGAAAGTCATAAATGAGTTCACTCATATACAACGTTATCGTTAAATCTTTTCTTGCCATACTATGATATTTTTGTTCGTGTTGGTTTCTTTTTGAAAAACGCTTTATCCTTGATGTCGAGCAATAATGCAGCAGCGTTATCTGCATACTCCTTCACCTTGTCGTTGGCGGTAATCTCACACCACTTCCCGATGATGCTGTTCACCAAGAATGAGTTGGCAGAGGATTTGATTGATTCGAGTAGGTTATCATCAAATCTGCTAGGCATTTCGAGTTGCCAAGTGATATTTACGTCTGCTACTGAGACTCCTGAGATAAACCGTTTCAGCACGTTTATCAACGAATCGAGCGATTCATTGAAGAACCTATCAATCATCGTCAGGTCTGCATCCGTCACAAATACTTGGTCAAATGCCGACTTTCCATCCTCCAGTTTGTTCTTTGCGCCTATGTAGGCAGTAGTCTTTGCCACCTCCTCATAGATGTCACTTTTCGTGATTGTCAATGTGAAATTTGCCATTCTTTATCTTTTTATAGAGTTTATAACCTAATACGATTAGCAGCATGCAGAGTGCTCCAAAAGACCATACTGCATACTTCAACTGAAACTGCTCCCACTTGGAGAGTTGTTTTTCTACTGGGTAGAGAACTGGGATGGAGTCTCTTTTCAGGAAGGAATCCACCTTCACCTTATACACATTTTTATAAATGCTCTTCTCATGCCATCGGTCAAGAAAGCAAGTATCTCCCTTCTGTCTGAAGAAGATTGAATCACGCACAAAAACGCTGTCAGAAGTATGCAGCGTATCGTGTTTTACTACGTCCCGACATATAACTTTTTCCATCGGGACGTATTTTGTCTTGCATCCCGACAGAAGAAAAGCCACCAGCAAGATACCAATCACGTAGAGTGCTACTTGCCAAAAATCAGTATCGTACCATTTTACTTTCATAGGCTAAACATTAAAGACCTTCTTTGCTCTTGTAAGAAACTTTCGTCTTGATTCCAAGCCGTTGGTTCCACCATTGATTGTCTTGGTAATAGCCACGAAACTATCACTATCAGCCAGTTTGTTCAGGTCATGTTTCCACCACCACCACATAGCACTCTTCGTTGCTCCTAGCGGAAACTCCAGCAACTGAGGATTCTCCATGATGTCACCAGTGCAATACTTGCTGTTCTGATAAGCCTGATAGTTGGCTCTGCCAGTAATCTGAATCAATCCCCTACCCCGATACTTGTAGCCATCACCATCTTTAAGGTTGCCGAGCATATTCTTCAACTTGCCCACATCATACCTATGGAAGTAGTTCTTGTTGCCGAGTTCCTTGGTGTATCTCAGTTCTCCACTCTCATGTGCAATTTGAGCCAAGAAATGAGCCATTCGCTTAGGAGTATCAATATGGAACACCTCAGCATAGCCATTGATATAAGGAAGAAACGCATCCACCTTATCCTTGGCATTCGGCATAATAGCCAAAATCTGTTCTCTTGTTACCTTCATATTACTTGCCCTCCTTCACTTGTTTCAGCATACTTGCGAGTTCATCCTTCACCTTGCTCTCAAAGTTGCCTAGTTTTGTCTTGAAATAAACGTTTACCCCGAATATTGCTCCAGAGTAAACCAATGTCTGACTGACATACCACAGCACACCATCAGACACCACATAATTGTTGAGAAAGAATGATAGGAAGGTGAGCGCAACACCACTCACTAGCATTCCTATAGCTGCACCATATTGCAATCCTTCACGTACATTTGGAGTCATATCTTATATTTATATATTATTAATAATATGCAAAGATAAGAAATGATTCCCAATTAGTTACTTTATCCGTTTATTGTGTGCCATATTTTGCTGGTAGGATGCAAGCAGTCAGGGTCTTGCAGATACTCGATAGCCATCAAAACCACCATTTCCTTCAACTCATCAGCATCTTTGCTATATCGCTCCAGCATCACATGATGGTCACTTCTCATCAGGTTCATAGTCACAGCCAAATCATGGATGGTATAGTCAGAAATATCATCCTGATGCTTGTCAAAGGCTTCTCTTATCTCATCATCCGAGAAGAAAGGAGCCGTATGCTTGGTTCCGTCAGCATCCTCATACCACATCTTGCTGATAGCATCATCGGCAAAGTGCTTGTCAAAATGCTCTTCGCTCAACACACCATACACCATCGCACAAAGATGATGCTCCTCCACATCGCTCAACTTGCATGAGAGATACTTGCCGACTGCCTTAGCTATAGCCAACATCTGTTCAGGAGCCATTTCCTGCTGATACTTTTCTACGAAATCTACGAAATTCATACCTATACAAATTAAAAGTTTATGATGTTGCAAAGATACGAATATCTTAAACGCAGCACCATAAACTCGTAGATATTTCTGTAGCTATCTGAATATCAGACAAATACAGTTACGATAAAAAACACCTCCTTTCTTTATTCGTCCTTAAATCTGGTTCTCTTCTCTCCACCCCTCGTCCAGATGTCGCTTTTCTTGCGTTTCGCCACCTTTCCGATAACGTCATTCTCGTAAAGTTCGGGCTTATTCTCCCTACCTTGGGTCTCTGAAGCAACACCACCATTCGGGTTGCCACCTTGGCTGGCATCAGGTTTCCCATTGCCATACCATTCCTTGTCACTTGGTTTGTCTGCAATCATAACTATAAACTATAAATTATTAACTGTAAACTAAGCAGCAAGCGGTGGGTTCTGTCCGTCAGGACTCACCCCCTGACCACTCATCATCTGCTGCAACATCGCCTGAGCCTTAGGATTGCTCTGTGATGCCTGAGCCACTTGTGCTTGAAGCTGAGGAGAGAATCCTTGTGGAGTCTCACCATTCTGAATGGCTTGCTGGTTGGATGCAACCGATTGCAACAACTCCTCTCCAAATGGGAAATCTCCTACTTGCAACAACTGCTCCAGCGTGATAGCCTGATTCTGCCACAAAGTCATAAGGAACTCATTTGCCATCTGTCTGTATACTGGAGTAGCCGTACTTTCCGTGATGTTGATGTCAAACTCAACGTCTCGTATCTTCTTAGGGTCGTAGTGTACAATCTGTCCTGCCCTACCCACGATATTGAAGTTGCGAGCCACGTCATAGTACTGCTGCATATTCTTCACGGTCTTGTAAGCACCATCAATGATGAACTGGCTGAATGTCTCCAATATATCAAGCAGCGACATGGTAGCATTCTGTGTCTGCTGTGCATAGAGCGAACCGCTCGTACCTGATACTCCTGGTTTACCTTGCAATGCTCCGTTCACTCCCGATATATCCTCAAAGAACTTCAACTGATAGCTGAGCAAGTCACCGATGCCGATATTCGTAGAGTTGTTCGCTACTTGCTGAGGAACCTGACCTCTCTTGTTTGGCTTGTATCTCACCACACCATTGAATCTACTCCACTCATCGCAGAAATCATCCCAACTCATATCATCAGGAAGACAATCCTCAGGACAGAGCAGCACACCCTTGGCACTCGAACGCATGATGAAGTCATACATCGTGATAAGTCGGTTCACGTATCTCTGCTGGTCAATCACATCTTCCACGAAGCTGTGAATCTCGCCATCAATAAACGGATAGAACTTAAAGCAGTATGGATGCTCACCATGAGCATAAGGAGTCTCGCCTTCTCTCAGAATATCACCGAAAGGAGAAAGATAGTAGAAATGCCAGTAATCATCCATAAACCACTCGGCATCAATCAGAGGAATATCCTCTTCCAGCATGCCAGCAGCCATACCTCGCCTGATTCTGTCTCTGTTCTCTGCATCTACAATATCAGCCTTATCCTCAATATCAATCTTGAAATCATCGCCATTGTTGTAGTCGTGGCATCGGTATCTCGGTTTACTCTCCTTTCGCCAAACCTCAATCACTCGGCAGAGCGAAGGGTTGGCAGGATTCATAAAGTCGATGGTCTTAGGGTCAAACTCACCGAATCGCTGAGTGCAGTCTGCAATCACGAAATCTCGGTTAGCCGCCAACCGGTATATCTCCTTCAACTTACGAGCTTCAGCAGGAGACTTGGCAAACACTCTCAGCACGTTACCGATGGTAATGTCATGTACCTCACCCAAGCAACTCACGTCCCAACCACGGAAATCCCTCATATTGTTGTCTATGAAGAAATTGTTCGGGTTCACGTAGTCCGTCCAGCAATCCAGCCTACTTCTTCGCCATCCATATTTTTTCTTATAGATAGCAGCACCGCTTATCAGGAACTCTTCCATGGTTCGGGCATCCAGTTCCGTCTCTCGGTTCAGTTGTCGGTTACATTGCAGCACCACGCTCATGGTCTCACCATATCGTTTTTCATCCTTATCTCTAGCATTGCATGTTGGTTCCTTGCTCTGAGAGCGGTACACACCCAGCACATTCTTCACCAACCTACGGATAAGGTTGTTCTTCAATGGTTCACTACCCTGCTCACGGATATAGTCTTCCTCCCTGATACGCTTAGTAAAGCCACACTTGCTTTTGAACTCAATGGTATCGCCCCACTGGTCTCCATAGCAGTATCGCTTGTTTCTCAGTCTTCGCTTTCGGAAGTTATCCATATTGTTATAGTATCGTTGAGCCTCCAGCAAGATAGAGAAGGCACGCTCGTAAGGCTTGTCAAATCGGTTCTTGGATGCCTTCACGCTATCCAGTTCTTCCTTGTCAAGCACCCTACTCAACGATAGCAGTTTGGTTTCTTCTTTCTTCTTTGCCATAATTTATGATGTTGTAGGTTCAACAATATGTGCCAACTTTCTAGCCACTCCAAGGAATCCGCTTGCAGTATCGGTATCGCCAAGGCTGATACAAGTGAGATAACCAGCCATGTATAAGATGGCATCTTTCAGGACGGAAGGCAGACTGATTTTCTGTTCGGTAGTGATAGATGGAACCTGAACATAGATGAATGCCAACGTAGCATCCTGCTTTGTGCTGGTATATAGTTCGATACTCTTGCCGTTAGCCGTATGCACGATAGCCGCAATCGGTCGCTCAGGATTTCCCCTGACTCCATATTTGCAGTTCTGATACTTGTAGGCATCATCGCTCTCTGAAATGATTTCGGCAGGACGGTTCCAGCCTTCTGCCTTCACAGAAAGGATTCTCAGCATATCGGTAGGCAAGACCATCTTACCCACGTAATAGCCGTTGCTATCCGTCCACGTTACAGCATTCTTACACGAAGTACCTTCCACCTCAGGAGCATCCGAAAGAATGATTCTTGCTGCATCTACGATTTTACTCTCAATAAGTTCTGCTTGCGAGAGTGTATCAGAATCGCTAGGAGCCAGCAAACCAGCAGACTCTTGGTTTCTATCCAAGAGCACCTTCACCTCTTTCACTAAATCAGATACAGCATATTCTACCATTACTCTAAACCTTCTAGTTCAACACCCTTTTCTTTAGCAATCGCCAAGATGTCTTCCTTGGTCTTCATCTTGGAACGACTCACACCGAAGGTCTCAGCCAGATAATCCTTGGCATCCTCAAAGTCTGTCACTACGTGGGTCTTCTTCTCGTCAGCCACTTTCTTCTTTGCCTTGGCAGCAGCCTTCTTCTTGGCTTCCGCAGCTTCCTTCTTCTCGTCAACACTCTCCACCAAGAAGAACTTGTCGTTGAACCAATAATGAGACTCGATAGCCTTCTGTACCTTCGGGTCTCTTGTCATATAGACACTACTTCCCATGGTCTTACCCTCAAAAACAATACGCATTCGCTCATCACCTACAATAACGCTGAATGCCAAATCAGTACCTGCTTGATATTTATTAAACATGATTATACCTTATTTATATAAGTGTTACTAAAAAAGGGATGGGGCTAGTGCCCACACCCCTCACTATTTAATGAATAATTTGCAATTCTACCTGCTTTTAGGCAGCAGCCTTGGTTACCTCTGTATCAGAAGGGTTATCTGTTGCAGGAACCGCAGCAAGGCGCATACGAGCGTGTGCCTTAGGGTACTTCAAGTACAGACAAGCTACCTCCTGAATAACTACTGCATCGGTGTTACGGATGCCAGCCTTCTTCAAGTCGAGCACGTTTCGAGTCCAAGACAAGTGTACTCGCTTAACCAAGAACTCAGGGTCAAGGGCAAAGCCGCAGTCGCTCATGCCGAAGATGTCAAACAACTCAGAGTGAATCATCAACACCTCACCGAAGTCAGTCTCCCAACTCTTGAACTTCAAGTCCCAAACCTCAACGGTGTCCTTCAAGCGGAACTTGTCAGAATCAATCTTACTGAATGCGCTCACGAAATCTGAACCAGCGATAATCACCTTGCGCTTGTTGCCGATACCAGTACCAACAAACAAGTCTTTTGAAATGTCAACCAACTCCAAATCAGTAATCACTCGTTCATTCTTGCCGTAGCCCTTCTTAATATCGTCAGCAGTAGCAACATGACCTACCTCAATATCCTTACCAGCCATCCACCAAATACCCTTGGTAAACCACTGGGCAGAGTTGTTCTTGGTAGTATGCTTGATACAAGCCATATCACCGAAGAGATAAGTACCTTCCATCGCAAGACGCATATCATAGATACTATCCTCCTCGATGTCAGAGAAATCCCAGTCTACTCGCTTAGCTGCAATCTTATTAAAGGTACTCTCCTCTACCTGAATCATGAAGTTCTGGCAGTACTGAATCTCAGAATCAGGAAGGTTGTTGAAACGACCTGTCTGTACATCCAACTCACCGCAACTCTTAGCCATACGGATAAGTACCTGACCCTTCTTCAAAACAGGAATGCCGATAGCCTGCTTGCTGACCAACTCACCATTTACAGCATACACAATAGGATAACCCTCTGTATCTTTACCGCAAACGCAAAGTTCCAAATCAGGAGTAGGAGCATCTGTAATTGTTGAATAGGCAACACCCTTATAGTTGGTAATAGCCTTCACACCCACCACTCGGATGGTATCATCCAAAGTAAACATTTCAGGGTCTTCTACCTTCAATACCATAGATGTACCAGTACCCTTCGTGGTTTCCTCCTTGACGGTTGTCTTGATAGGACGTGTACCGATACTCCAATACTCAACTACAAACGAACTAGCAGGCTTGGTTGTCGCATAGCGTGAAATCTGGTCAACTGGAGTAGCCATTGGACGAATCTTGGTAATCTTGTCGTTGATGTCGTTCTCATAGAACTCCGTACCATTCTCGTTAAAGTGCTCACGACCTTTTCCCTCAGTAGCGATACCATCATCCTGACGAGCCGCACCACCATTGCCAGCATCTTCGGCAGCAGTAGCACCACCAGCTTCCGCAGCATGACCACCCTCGGTAGTACCGCCATCAGGCAGAGCCGCCTCAGCCATGATAACCTGACCATTCACTCCAAAAATAACTGCCATAACCATCAGGAAGACGGAAAGCAGCCGATTAAATGTACTTTTCTTCATTGTTATCCTAAATTAATTAAACATTATATATTATCTTTTTACCTTTTCTCATTATCGAATGTGTGTTCTCTTCTCGTTGCCACGCTGCCAGATATTACCCCTACGTGATATTCTACCAACAGCACCAAGGTCAGGCTGATTATCCGTAGGCTTGGTCTCCGCATTGGCAGAATCAAGGTCGGCAGTACCATCACCCTTCTTTCTCAGTTCAAGGTTCTTGACGTGCTTGCTGTTCTTGCCACGAACCTCACCTTCATGGGCAGCATCAGCCACATCAGTATCATGGTTCTTAGCCTTGATGAAAGCAGTAATCATTTCCTCTGTAAACTTGCCAGTCACCACATTGCGCATAGTCTGAAAGCACTGGTCAATTGCATCATTCACAGCTTCCTCGCCATACTTCTCTTCCAACTTGTCGAATACCTCATAGCTGGAAGGCATATTCTTGTCATACTCCTCCTGCAATTTCTTGCCGTTGGCAGCATTCTGCAAGAACTCCGACTGAGCCGATGCAATCTCATCCGCATTGTCAGGGTCTGAATAGTAGTCAATGGCATCCTCGCCATGTGTACGAATCAACTCAGCGTAAGGACTCTTGCCAGCCTTCATCGCTTGAAGGAAGGTAGCCGCCTCAGGGTCACTACCCAGCCAATCGCCCATCGCCTTTTCATTATCCTTATAACCCTGCAAAGCCTTCTGGTCGGCATCATAATCATCATTGATTGCCCCATAGATAGACTCATCATCCTCATACTCCGTATTAGGATGGCGGGTCTTCAAACGCTCCAAAGCCAAGTCTCTCTTGGTCTTGGTGTCTTGCTGTTTTGCAGCACCAGCATTCTGCTCAATATTTGTATTTTCGTCCATATATATATGTGTATATTTATAAATCAATGCCCAAAATTAATGCTTTTTTCCGATTTTCATCTTTTATCCGTTAATTTAGTCTAATCGGATGCGACTAATTCAATACTTTTTTGTATATTTGCAGGGTCAGATATGAAATATAAGGATTCACGATGTTATTTTATAGAGGAACGTGATGCTGATTTATTGAGGGTTTACAAAGAAATTATTAATGTAAGAGACAATATCAGACTCTCAGAGATTGAGGAAAAGCTAGCCCAATCTCCGAGCAGAAGATTTTGGGTTTCAGAAGACCGTGCTTATATAGTCATATTAGACTTACTGAAAGGAAAACCTCTTGATAATATGATACCTACCCGAAAGGAAATGTATCAGGAGATTTTCAGACGATTCCAGATTCATAAGAATAATGAGCCATATCTCAGTAATATGGATATTATCAAACGTGTATGTGCTGAAAAAGCACCCAGTTTCTATTTGACTCCTCAAAGCATACACGTAATTCTTAGCAGGGTGAGAAAGGAGGAGAAGCAAAGATGCTACGAGATACGAAAGAGAAGATTGCGCTTTATGCTGGGTACATTATAATAATGTGTATCACTTTTCTTGGATATGATGGCATGGGTCTCTTTGACGATTGTTCTATTCAGAACCGACTAAGCTACCCTTTCTTTCATCAGAACATCTTTCATGCTGCCATCAACCTTTATGTTTTCCATCAATGCTACCGAGCCATCCCTTGTGGCATAGGTCACTTGGTGGCATTCTATCTCATAGCCATCAGCTATCCATTCACCTCTTCCCTACCAATCATCGGTCTCAGCGGCTTTATCTATGCTTACATGGGCTTTATCGCCCCTTACGTGGAGAATAAGATAAGATACAATCTCACCATTCTCCTATATATCTGTGTTGGAATCTTCTTCCCTTGCATGGCAGTTGGAGTCCACATCTATTGCTATGTACTTGGTCTGTTGTGGGGTTATCTAAATGCACCGCTATGCCAAGACAAGTAACCGCCAAACTGACTGATGCTGTAGACAAACATGTACTGGGCATCCTGAAAGAGAACGAGAAACGCATCAAGGAAATCAACACACCCTTCAATCCTATCAAGGGTGAAGGGTGTGGAGATAAGCGATTCCTGCTCTTCCTTCCAGACTTCCCGATTCAGAGACAGCAGCTTCCAGTTTCCATGAAGAAGATTCCGCTCGTCAAGATGCTCATCGAGTTTGGTAGCTGCAAGGCGGTAATCGAGGAACTGCACAAGGATATAGACGAACCATACGACCTAGAAGAAGAGATTGAGCAACTGGTGGAGCAGTTTACTCGCATCAGAATGAAACACGACCCCTTCTTCTTCTTCGCCACGTTCATCTATATCAAACCGAAAGGTGGAGGTCTCCCCTTCCGTTTTGTGCTCAGAAGACCGCAGCGCAGACTGCTCAGGTGGCTGGAGGAGCGAAGAAAGAAAAATCGCCCTATCCGTCTCATCCTGCTGAAAGCCCGACAATGGGGAGGTTCTACGGTTATTCAGATGTACTTCCTCTGGCTGCAACTCATGTGGCAGAAGGGTCTCAACTCGCTCATCGTGGCTCAGGTCAAGGACACAGCAGAGACCATCCGTGGTATGTTCGAGGAAGCTCTGAAAAACTTCCCTACCAAGTTCCTCTACGAAATGGGAGAAGCATTCTCTGAAAACGAACCGAAGTTTGTGGGAGTAGGAACATCAGGCAACGTGAAGAAGGTTCCTCAGCGATTCTGCAAGATTAAGGTGGGTTCCATGGAACGACCGTTGTCAGCCAATGGTGAAGACTACAACTTGGTTCACCTTTCCGAGGTTGGATTGTGGAAAAAGACGGATGGTAAATCTCCTGAGGAAGTAGTACAGAATGCTACCAATGGTATCTTGTACCGACCATACACGATGATTGCCTACGAATCAACCGCCAATGGTACTGGCAACTTCTTCCACAAGGAGTGGCTTGCCGCCAAAAAGGGACAATCTCAGTTTGAGCCGTTCTTCGTTCCTTGGTTCGAGATATACGATATGTATCATCTCGAATTTGAAAGCAAGAAACAGAAGTTAGAGTTTGCCAAATGGCTATATGAGAACCGCAACAATACCAATACGATGTCCGACCGAGAGGAGCCATGTACCTATCTTTGGAAATTATGGACGCTTGGTGCTCCACTCGAAGCCATCAACTGGTATATTGCCGAGCGCAAAAAGTTCACCGACCATGCCGATATGGCTGCTGGCTACCCTACAGATGATATTGAAGCATTCAAGCATTCAGGAGCCAAGGTGTTTGCCGAAGACAAGGTTGACAAGTTCCGCAAGGGATGCCGAGCACCTAAGTTCATCGGTGATGTTTATGGTGATGGCTACAAGGGCAAGAAGTGTATGCAGAATGTCCGATTCTGTGAAGACAAGCAGGGGCAGTTGTGGATATGGAGCAAGCCTGAGACCTTTGACGATTGCAAGGTAATCAACCGCTATCTGGTCGTAGTGGATATTGGTGGACGTAGCAAGAATGCCGACTGGTCTGTTATCTGTGTCTTCGACCGCTATTGGATGATGGAAGGTGGCAAGCCGTATGTGGTAGCCCAATGGTATGGGCATATTGATATGGACTTGCTGGCATGGAAGGCGGCTCAGATAGCCAAATACTACAACGATGCTCTGTTGGTGATTGAATCCAACACCTTGGAAACGAAAGACAAAGAGCACATCTTGGAAGGTGGTGACCAGTCTGAGTTCATCCTGAATCAAATCAAGGACGTATACGACAACCTCTATGCACGCAAGCAGAGTGAATCAGACATCAAGAATAAGGTTCCAGTGAAGTACGGATTCCATACCAACGTGGCAACCAAGCCGATGGTTATCTCAGTATTGGTTCAGGTTATCCGTGAACAACTCTATGTAGAGCGAGACGATAGATGCTTAGATGAATATCTCACATACGAGAAGAACGGAACCGTATACGAGGCAGCAGACGGAAAGCACGATGATTTGCTCATGACTAGAGCCATCGGACTCCACATCTGTTTCAATGAAATGGAAATGCCTAAGATGATTTCCATTCAGGCAAGAGTAATGAGAAGAAAGGTTTCTGTTTCGGCAGCAACCATCATATAGTTTCAAACAATAATAATTACGATTATGAAAGTAACAAAGATTTTCAAGCGCATCAAGTGCGAAATCATGTACCGCCAAGCTACGGCTAAGGCAGACTACGCATCCAAGAAGAACCATGGTGAAATCTTCTACGTCCTTCCTACGCAGAAGGGCAACCTCATGATTATGAACCGCTCACTCTTCGAGGCATTCAAGAAAACCAAACTGGTAGACAACGACATAAAGGTCAGAGACCTCTTCAAGGATTGTGTCTACCATACCAACTGCAAGAGTGAGAAGGGAAAGCGCAGCCGCAAGCGCAAATTTCTCAGATGGAAGGGCTTAATCTAAAATTTTTCTGCCATAAATAAACGGATAAAAGATAGGTGGAGAAAATTCTGCCTATCTTTGCCTATTATTAATAATGTGTACCAAATATGATTTATAAAATAGTACAAGGAAATAGTTTCAAACTCCACATCTTGGTGCGGAAGATGGACGTATCGAAAGAGTTCCAGCGACTCGTTGACTTTGATATGAATCTGGCTACCGACATCAGAGTAGAGTTGTCAGGCTGTTTCTGCAATACAATTTCTGTTCCAGTTCAAGTAGCAGGAATCCAAGGCAACGTACTGATATGCGACATTCCTTCCACCCTTGATTACGGAAACTATAACGTCAGGGTATCATGGAAGTATGAGGGCAGCGAAATGGTCAGTATAGAACGGAACCTTCTGAGAATCGTAGAACACAACTCTATGAGTAATGTTCCTATCGGCATCACGGAAGGAGAACATACTGGCTTATTCAACCTCCGCTACTACATCGTGACCGAGAATCAGTCTACTTGCCCTATTTCTTTCATCGTTGATAACGCCAAATTCAGCTACACCATCAATGGTGAAACCCAAATGGTGGAGAGTCAGGAGAACTTCGTGATTAACGGAACTATCAGCAACGGAAAGAAACTGGAAGCTCAGTTCATGCCTATAGAAGGTTTCAGCATCGGTCAGGTAAAGGTTATCATGGACGGAAAGGACGTTACTGCTGAGTATTACAACAGCAACACACACAAGGTCTTCATCCCAGCCGTATCAGGCTATGTTACCATCACAGCAAGTGGAACCGTCAAGGCAAGCTATTATGGTGCATCGTCAGCCAAGAATATGAGCGAGTTGAATATGGAAGACCTCACAATGTACGAAGGCACTCTTGTCGGTCAGACTCTTACCATCACAACAACGGAAGAGAAACCATACATCTGGTTTGCAAGCCGCCAGCCGCTCATCTTCAACCAATGCGGCTTCGAGGCATCCATGAACACCACAAAGCTAGGTGACCTCTACTACTATTGGTCAGACGAACTTGTAGCTGGTGACGATAACGAATATCAAATTAAATTAAAAGAATAATATGGCAGAAAAGAAAAAATACAACAGCATCCTTGTAAGTGGGCGCAAAGACCAGACTCTGACATATTCAAAGTACGTCAAAGACGAGGAATCGGGAGAATCCGTCAAGGAATCACTCGACAAGAAGGTCAACGTCACTGATGAGTTAACAACTCAGCAAATCAAGGATGGTGCTATCACCAACGAAAAGATGGCTGCTGATTCTGTTGGTAACTCCAACCTCCAAGATGGTTCTGTCAGCAACGAGAAACTGGAGGATGGAAGTATCACCAACGAGAAGTTGGCAGAGAACTCCATCACCAAAGACAAGTTGAAAGACAACACCATCGGTGTAGAGAAGTTAGACCCAGAGCTTCGCCAGACTATTAATGCAGCTACTGGTCTTCCTGAGAATTTGGTAGAAACCATTCAGAACGTAGATGATACACTGAAAAAATATCAGAGACAGCTAGATGATAAGCAGCAGCAAATCACCGCCAACGATGAAGACATTTCATTATTGCAGACTCGCAGTACTCAGATGGAAGAAACCATCAAGGATATTGCTGCTACTGGTGGTGCAAGTCAGGCTAGTGCTGTTACTTATAATAATGAGAAGTCAAAACTTACCGCAATCAATATCCAAAGTGCAGTGGATGAGGTTGTAGACAAAACAGCTATCAAGGATGAGGAAGAAGCGGTAGTAGAAACTCCTTTCCGCTACATTCAGAATGAAGAGTTCATCTTTGCCAAGGTGGATGCAGAAGACAAACTTCTCTTCGGTTTTCAGTGGGATGGTACTCCAGTATTTGGTAAGACAAGTGCAGTAGAGGACAGATTGCAGTCACAAGTAAATCTATTGGCTGATAAGATTACCACTATCTTGGGTGATGATGATACTACAAGTGCTATTGACACATTGAAGGAGTTGAAGAACTTCTTTGCTAGTATTGATAATACTCAGACTCTGACAAGCATCCTTGCAAATCTCAATAATATCAGCACCAAGTTAGGAGAAGACATCAAGAATCTTCAAGACACAAAGGTAGATAAAGAAGAAGGCAAGTCTCTAATTGAAGATGAAGTAAAGGAGTGCTTTAGAGTAATCGAAAATGAGGAGTTTATCATAGGAGTAGTAGATTCTGAGGATAAGGTTCTCTTTGGTATCTACAGAGCAACTGGCAAGCCATACTATCCTCAAAATGATATGTATCACATATCTCATAGTGAGGAGTTCCTTTGGGTTATTCTTGACACTGCAAATCATCCTCTTCTTGGTATTCAGCAAGATGGCACTTGTTGGGCAGCCAAGGCTCAGTGGCTTGATGATATTAAGGCTATTAAGGAAGTTCTTTCAAGCATTGATGAAACCCTCAAAACCTTTCAGCCAAAAGAAGATGGCAAGGGTTTAATTAATGTAGAAGTTGCAGACAGCTTCTTTTATATCTCCAATGATGAGTATATCATAGCAGTGGTAGATGCAGAAAATAGAACACTTGCAGGAATCAAGTATGATGGAAATCCGTACTTCCCTAACCATGAAATGTATTCTGTAATAACCAATGAGGAATGGCTTTATGCTATCATTGATGCAGAAGACAAGATTCTTGGTGGCTTCCGTGCAGATGATGGTCACATGATTGTTGGAGGTATAGACATTAGCACCTTTGTTGCCAATGCTCTTATTGATATAGCTGACATCAAAGAGCGTACAGCCCATCTTTCCACAATAGAGAACAAGGAATATCTTTCAGTAGAGAAAGATGCCGAGGGTAAGGTGATTGGGTATACTGCCCCTGATGGTAGCCATTATCTCTATAAGGTAAAGTCTGAGACTATTCCAACAGAATTTGAGCACATTGAAGACCCAGAGGGAAGAACAGAAATTACAACAGATGCAGAAAATAAGGTTCTTGGCTATAGAGATTCAGAAGGTACTCGTCATGAACATAAGATTTCAGCTAATCACTTAGAACTATCTGATGAAGCAGCTAAAGAGATTAATGAAGCCTTCAAGTCTGCTGGTATCAAAATGGAAAATCCATCTGATTTCAGCAAGGATAGCCATATAGAACTTCCTATTCCTAGAATTGCCGCACAAGTAAGAATCTATGCTCCTAAGTTACCTATAACGAAGCAGGATGATATAGAAGCTGAGATTGAGTATAATGATAAGGATGGAAATTATTTCAAAAAACCAGTTATCTTAAATGCACAAGGCAGTTCTTCTATGTCATACTATGTAAAGAATATGGCTATTGATATTAATGATGACAGCGAGATTAAGTTTGGAGATTTTCCTACACAAGATCGCTTCCATTTGAAGAAGTACTATATTGACGCTTTCAGAGGTCAGTGTATTGTTGGTTACTGGCTGATGGAGCAAGTGTATAAATCACGTCCTCTAGGACAGCAATATCCGTATGAGTATAGCTATTCAAATAATAGTGATATAGAAGGTTATGGGGACGTAAAGAAAGACTTCTTTAATGGTGCAAAATGCCATCCTGATGGATTTCCTATCATCATCACATGGGTTAACTCTAAAACAGAAGAGGAAACTTATATGGGTATCTATACATGGAACTTAAAGATATCAAAGGAAGTTTATAATTGCAATAAAAAAACAGCAGAAAATATAATTCTCGATGGTGAAATTGCCGCAGACACATTGTTTGGGGGTACTATAAATTGGGGAGCTTTTGAGGTGAGAAATCCAAAGTCTCTTATTGACATTAATGGCAATAAATATGATGGAGACAATCCGAAAGAATTATCTAATACTGATAAACTGAGTAAGACCGTAAAGTCATATATTCAGAACTTATCAGGTCTAGGTGCAGCAGTAAAAGCGTCAGACACAAAAGAGACTTATGCTAAGTATCTCCTTATCAATCCAACAATAGACTACATGCTGCTGACACAAGTTACCTTCCATCATGACGGATTAAGAAAAAACTGGATTTGGCTTACCCTAAACGGCGAGAAATGGTGTCCAAATGCTTACGACATGGATTCAATCTTTGGCAATCACTGGAATGGAACAGCAACAATTCCTCATTCTGATACAATAAACGCATTAGATACAGGATTGTACTCTTTTATGAAAGTATATAAAGAAGAATTGTCTGCCAGATACAAAGAATTGAGAGATTTGAAGATATTTGATGCAAACAATATTGTTGGATTGCTAAATAAGTGGCTTGCTTCTGTAGGGTATGACAATTTAAAAAAAGAATTTGAAATCTATAATGAAACTCCTTCATATAGAGATAGCAAGTTAAATAGCCAGTGGGAACTTGCTGATGTAAATGCAACGCAAGCTGCATATTCAGAGATAACGGAGTATAATGAAGGAAATCTTTGCTCTTATCTAGGTATGACTTTTAGGGCGAAGGAAACCGTAACAGGTGTTCCTCCATTATCAGGAACGTATGACAAAGCACCTAAAGTGTTTGGATTCTATAATTCTCCACAGCGTGTGTATAACTGGCTTGTAAAGAGAATTGCATTTTTAGATAATTATTATTCATATAAATAAATATTAATATGGGAAAGTGTTTAGTTACAAAATTAAAGGGAGTTGTATCTGACCAAACTCTCTTAAAATTAGGGGAATTTGTTGTTGATTTTATAGACAAGACAACAATCACTTTTAATGAAGTGCATGACGGTAGAGTGCTTAATGGCTACTTTACCGATGATGCAGGTAATAATCTTGGTACAACAAAGAATAACTCTGAAAGTTTCACATGTAGTGCTGGTTCAAAGTTGATATTGACTAACAAGTATGGCATTATCAATATAACGTGTAAAAACGACGGAAAGTGTACCATTGATACAGAGTACTTGAAGTACAAGGAGCCAAATGGTGGTATCTATAACTGCAATGGCTTGTTGAAGGGTGATGCTGCCAACTTGAAGAATGCAAACATCAATACCTTCCAATGTGAAAAATGCCCAGACCTTGTTGGTAAATTGTCAGACATAGGCTTGCAAACATCCATTCAATATTTGAGATTGATGGGAGATAGCATTACTTGTGACCTCAGTGAGTTTGCCAAGTTTACAAACCTCACTCTCGAAGTTTCATTACCTATGTATGCCAGTGGAGACTTGTCTGTATTTAATTCAAACTTCTCTAAATTAAACACAATATGGGCAGGATATGCAGTATCACAGATTTATGGTGACTTGAGTAAATTGAGTCCTACTATAACATATGTTGATGTTACAAGTAGACCTAACAAGTTTTCATGGAAGGGAACTAGACCTAGTTCAGCAAAGATATGTGTATTCAGTGGAAGTGCAGACTTTGGCGATGATATTGATGCTATGCTCATCAATCAAGCAAATTGCCAGAATACAGATACGTCTATTGCCTTTATTTTAAGAGGCAATCGCACATCAGCATCTGATGAAGCAGTTTCTGCTCTCCAAGCTAAGGGCTTTACAATTTGGATAAATGATGCACAACCAAATGTAGGACAAATTATAACCAGTTATAAAATAAATCAAGATATGAATAAGTTAACAAAGAAGTATAAGGTAGTACATGAGGGAACCAAAATGGTGTTCCCTCTGACAGAGGAAGGTGACAATGCTGAGGTATTCCCATCGGTGAATGCCACCGCAGTAGAGTTTGACTCATACTCAGAAGCCAAGGCTTACGTAGATGAGCATAACTTGGTGTATGAAGAGCCAAAGTATGGGGAGTAAACCATATATTGATAAAGAAAAAGGGAGTGTGGGGGTGTTGTTTAGCACTCCCTTTTCTTATATTCATTCTTTATGTTTTCTGTTTCTATTTTAACTTAGGAAGACTATCATCATCTACTGCATCAGGTAATTGGATAACCAAACACTCATTTTCTGAGTCTTCAAAGATTAAACTAACGAGAACAAGAAACAGAAAATCAATAATTGGAAAGAATATACACATGAGGATATAATCAGAAACTGGTGCTTCATGATGAATTGCTATTGCAACAAATGCTGTATCAATGATGATGCAGCCAAGTATACCTATAATATAAGATATAATTTTCTTCTTCATAAGCTTGAATGTTTAATTTGTGCAAAGATAACTAATTATTTCGGTTCGTCTCTATTAATTAACATTATTAACACTCGAAACATCAAAGAACTTCTCGCACAAACTACCCATCATATAACATGGTTCCTCGCTCAGCATATCTATTCCATCCTGCTCACAGATATGCGCTACAACATGAAGAAGCTCATGACCTATGGTGTTGATGATGCTGCCATCAGATTCACAATCCCCGATGGCAAGCACACTCCTTCTTTCTGATAGGTTGGAATAAGTAAGTCCCCTATCTACACTCTCCTTGGTTAGATGCTCGTAGGCTTCCGATAAAGGATTTTCGTTGCAGCCAATATCCGAAAGAGCATGGCATATCTCATCGGCATCAGTCGGCTGATAACCTATGAAACATACTATGCTCCAATCGTACATCGGGAGTTGTATTACTCTTCTTATCATAACACATCTTCCCAAGGGATAGGTACACCATTGTGGCAGCAATCGGCATAAAATCTGTTAAAGATGAAACCATCCTTCTGGTCGACATCATCCACCATATCCTTGATAAACTGGGCTAGCTGCTCCTCATCCTTGATGGAGGACTTGTAGAAGTCTGCCATCGCCATATTCGCCACATATACATGGTCGTAGCCTATCTTATTCTTTACCTCAATTCCCTGACCGAGCAGAAGGGAATCCACCTTCTCCTTATCCCAAAACGAGACACTTACATCACGCTTGGAGGAAGGGTCATACTTGTACATCAGGCTCACCGCCCACTCGCACATCTTCTTGCTGAAATGATAGCCATTGTATCTGAGATAAGAAACCATTCCCTCAGGTTTGAGGTCGTACATATCCAATGGCATTCTGCATTTTCCCATATTGCTGAATATTAAAGGGAGTCTGGTTCCGACATAAATGTCGGTGCCAAAACTCCCAAGTTAAACACTAGCGACCGCCACCATTGTAGCCGCCACCACCTCTTTCACCATAGCGGTTCGGGTAGTTCCAATCATCGTTCACGTTGTTGAATCTACGTCTGTTCTCACGCTCTTCACGTTCCTCACGCTCTCTTCTCCAATCGTCACGATAATCAGGCATACGCTCACCCATACGCTCCTGCTTCATCTTTTCCAGACAAGACATAGCCTTGCTGCCAAAACCAAGCATAGACTCGATGTTGTCATACAAATCATCGAACTTATCTTCTGTAATCTCAATCATTACCATAATCTTATGATTTTAAGTGAATAGATAGGAGATTACTTGCTCATGGTCTGCTGGAGCCATCCCATCATCTTGTCAATCTTGCCCTCAATACCTGAAACCTTACCTTCCAGTTTATTGATTTTCTCGGTCTGTTCCTTATCCTTGGCTATCTGGGGGTTGAGTTTCTGTAGCATTCCCTCACAAGATTCCACTACCCTCTTGTTGTAATCTACGCTCTCCAGTATCGCCTTGGATTGTCTCAGCATGGCATCCACCTCTGCACTCATAGCATCCTTATTGTCGCTAACCACAAGGTTCTTGTCGTTGGCTATCTGTCCGTTTGCTGGCAGTTGCTTGAAATCCACCTCCTCATCACCCAGCTTCACCTTCACGTCCACTACGGTCTCCATAGGCTGAGGAGTAAAGCCGTTGTTAAAGGTAGGATATTTCGTCTGAGGATTGCTTACTGAAACCACCTGACCGATTCGCAAGTTCGGGTTCTCGCCCTTGTCTAGGACATAGAATAAAGAATTAGTTCTTAAACCTTGAAACATAATATAATCTCCTATTATCTATTCTTGTTAAACAATACCCGACATCATCTGTAGGGTGTTAGTATCTCTCTCAAACCAGAACTGATAAACACCAGTTCCCTGCACGTCTGCAACCGTCAATTGTTCACCATTATACTTGGTCACAGCCTGAGTACTTCCGTTGGTCTCGAAAAGGATAGGCAGCGTACCAGTCGTTCCAGTCGGAATAGCCTGCATCAGGTTTACGAAAATCGTACCTCTGTAGCTGGCATTCAGGAAGGCGTGTTTTTTGAACGAGAAAACAACATTGTTGGTGTTCACAACCACGCCCGTAGAAGCGATAGCTGCCGAACCATTACGATTCACCCTTGTATATGGTCTTAACCAAAACATAGCAGCCTCCTTTCTTTAACCCCAGAATCCGTTGTTAGCAGCATTCAAACCATACAAGCCAGCCTGATAAGCAACGCAGTTAGGAACCGCAGTAAATGGGCTGTAAGGAGTGGTCACGGTCTCAGGCAACTTACACTTGATACCAGCCACCTCGTTCTGCAAGCCAGCCAATACCTGATTGATAGGAGCCACAGCCTGACCCACAATCTGAGAGGTCATAGCAGAAGACTTGAAGGTGCTGTTCTCTTCACGAAGAGCATCAATCTTGTTCTGTAACTCTCTCATTTCAGCTTGCTTTTGTCCGTCAACGATGGTCTGAGTGCTATCCTTGATAGCGTTGTGCAAGTCACAAGTTTGTCTCTGAGTCTCGTAAGCTACATTGGCGAAGCCACGCTCCTGACCATTAGCTACATTGTTGATGGCATTCTGCAAGGTTCCAGTCTGCTGGCAGATAGCCATGCGGTTCTCGCAGCAGCAGTTGGCAATCTGTTGAGCAATCTGCATATTACCCTGCTGCAAGGCATTGATAGTCTGCATACCGCTCATACCCACCTGATTACCTACACTCTGAACCTGAGAGGTCAAGGCAGAAATGGCACTCTGAATCTGACCTTCGGTGCAGTTCAACTGGGTAGCCAAATTGCTGAGTGCATTGCGGTTGCCACCGATGGCATCCATCAGGAGACCACGACCATAGTCATTGTTAATCTCGTTTGCGAGACCACCACGACCATTATTGCCGAAACCTCCCCAGCCCATGAGGAAGAAAAGGAAGATTACCCACATGAACCATCCACCTTCGCCACCGAAACCATTGTTTCCCTTCATGGCAAGAAGGACATTTGGGTCAACACCCTGCTTCTGGAGCAGAGGCGCAAGAAGACCGAGCATCCCATTATTAGATGTTGAGCCTTCGTTTCCGAATACATACGTTTTACTTTCCATATTATCCTGAATCTTTTGTTAAACATTAATTGATTAATACTACGTAACGTTACGAGCACAAAGTTACGAATAATATGGATAGATATAGATAAACTCGCAAAATATTATATAAGTGCTTGATGAGCAAAGATTTATGATTACGTAAAAGGTCATAAATATACAGGAGGGGCGATTGGGTCTCTCCTATATATATAAAATGTGTAGCTACTTCTAGAGGTTTATTCCATACTTTCGTGATAGCTTGCGGAAGAAAGCCTTCTTGTTGGCAAAGTATCGGATGAGCGACTTATTCCACTTCTTTTCATGCCCGAACTGGTCATGGATGCCTTCGGGTATCTTGCCATCGTGAACATACTTCTCGAAGGATGAGATAGACTTGCCCATTTCGTGAGCGCACCATCCCTTGTTGGTTTGTGTATCATTCATCATGGCAGTAAGAAGTGCCACAAGTTCCATATCTCCTTCAGACAGACCGCAAGGGATAGGCTTGCCCTCTGCTTGGGCAACTGCTGATTCATGTGCCTTATCTGCGAGAGCACGAAGTCCAGCTTCGATGATGCTGTAATTTACTAATTGCGACATAAGCATATAAAATTAAAATGATTGTAATCAGGAACATATCACAATAGTACATATTGTTTGTGATAACGATAGAGCCGAACATGATGTGTATTACGTTGACTCCTGCTGCATATAAGAGCGGTATTCTCCACTCCACGCACAATCTGTGCAGTACCTGACCTTTCCAAAGAGAAATCGGGTAAAGAATGTAAGTGATGAAGTAGAAGAACCAGATAGGTTCCTCGTTCTCTTCATACCACAGCGTTATCTCCATCTTGCTGTCGTAGAACTGAGATACACTATACCATCTGAAAAGCATGACCAATATAGGCGCATACTTGAAATAAAGCAAGTCCGTCTTAATCTTGCTGCGTTCAGGGAGTAACTTAGTTATCTCTCTAAACAAATTCCTGACCCGTTGGTCTTCGTCTTCTTCTTTTCTCATAAGCCATTGTTTTCTAAAAGTTTATATGATTGAGGTTCTTTTACTTATTTAATAAAAAATCTTAGAGGTGGCAAATATAATAATAAATTAGGAAATAGCTACATTTATACACAACTTTAAAAGTCAAACTTTGTGAATACTTACAGATTGATAGATTCACACAAGGAAAAAGGGTAAAAAGTTTCAGATTGAAAGCAATTATCCCCCGAAAGCATAGCACTTTCAGGGGATAGTCATATATGTATTACTTCTTAGCCTTTGCCTTCTGGTTAGCCACAACTACCTTGTTAGCCTTCTCCAGCACGGAAAGAATCTTCTTTCTCAGGTCACGAATCTGCTTCATGTCCTCAGCGTTGTAGGCATCCTTGCCATCATCCAAGAAACCTTTCTTCAACTCGGAAATCTCCTGCTTGTCAAGGGAAATCTCGTCAATGGCATCAATGGCAGCCTTGTTGTTGTTGTAGTAGCCATCGCTCTGACTAGGAGCCGTATCAACCAAGAGGTCATAGGAAGTCTTGAATCCGTTCAGTTTGGTGTAGAGTTGTTTCAGCTTCAAGTCCTCGAAATCATCCTTCGGAGTAGCATGAGCCTTGTAGATATCCTCGGCATTCAACTTGTGAGGTCTATACTCCTCCCCACTCTCCTCAGCACGTTCCTTCTTCTTGTCTTCCTCATACTTCTTCACCTTCACATCATCCTGCTTGTACTTCTTATACTCCTCTGAGCCGTAGAACCGCTCCAGCATTGAGTAATCGCCATCCACCTTAGCTTGTTTCTTCAACTTGCTCAGGGTATTGGCTGCACGGTCGTGGTTCTCCTTCATATTCCAGAACTCATCACCTTGTTTCTTAGTAACCGGTCTATCATCAGGATTGCTGACGAACTTACTGAATAATGGAATATCAGCCACCTTAATTTCCTTCGGGTCGTTGAGTGACTTTGTAAGCAAACCGATCACCTGACTGCCCATGGTGTAAGCACCACCGAGATAAGAAGACAATACATGGTCAACCACACCAGGGTTGTTCAGATTGTATCTTGGGTCACCGAAAGCATCAATGCTATTCTGCTGCACATCAGGATAGTCGTTTCCGATTGAGTTAACCATCTTGGATGCACGAACCAGCCAATCAGGAGTGCCAACGTATGCCTTAGTAAAGTTCGGGTCATACTTGTTGTACTCTGTCTCCTTGAATAATGGCTTGCCAGTAAAGTCAACATTGAAAGCCAACTCAAAAACTGGGCGAATAGCATTCGGCATCAGACTGACCGCAATATTGCCATCATATCCAGTAGGGTCAAGCGGAAGCATATCCACTACCTGACCAAGCAAGTCTTCTGCATACTGGCTCCAACTCTCCTCAGCCAACTCGCCACCCATCATCTTGGATGCAATCATATCTCCTATTCCGTAGAAGGCACGGAACTCCTGAGCAAGCGGAATCTTTACGTACTCATGTGTGTAAGGAACCCACATAATCAGGTTGTTTCGTCTATCCCACTTGGTGAACTGCCAGTACTTATCCTTATCATCGTCACCACCCAACATACTCATCAGGGCAGCGTTAACGATAGGAACCAGCACACCACTCGCCAACCATGATGCAGTAACAGCCGTGAACTTGAAAGGATGATGCTTAGCAAGCGCACCCAAGGTCTGCAAACTCTGTACTGCTGGGTTGATGAAGAGATAGAGATTTCTAATAGTCTGCCAGCTATGTTCTCCAGTACCCTTGCGGTTGAAGTTCAGGGTCACGTCCTTGGCATCATTCACCGCCTCATCAATGGAACGTCCATACTGAATAGAGGTCATGTAGACTGCAAAGCGGTTACTATCCTCAATCATTCTGTTCAGGAACTCGATACTATCCATGATTGTGTGACCAACCTTTACTGGGTTCGCCTTCCATCTATCCAAATCCTTCAAGTCGTTCTTGAATTTCTTCTTCAAGTCTTCCACGTCAAGCGAAGAGACAAAGCCAGTTTCACCACCATTCATCATGAAGTCATAGAACATCTGTTCCTTTGGTGTAGCGTTTCCGTTGTTTACCTTATCTCTCAACTTTCCGTTCTGAAAATCTCTCAGCATGAATCCGAGATTCCAAGAGGTAGCAAGATTCTTTCTGAGCAGATAGTTGTACTTTGCATCCTCACGGATAGCTGTAGATGCCAGCGTCATGGTCAGGTCTCGGAAGTAGTTGGAAGGGATGAAGAGAGGTGAAAGACTGGTATAGGCAGCAGCCATCTTTCTACCAACAACAGCAATAACCCTCTTACTGATACTATTTTTGATTCCTTCACTCACTCGGTGTGCTCTGGTATTGTTCATCGCCTGAGCCAACTGAGGGTCACCATTCACATAGATAACGTACTCCTCGCCATCCTTCATCACTCTTACCTCATGCTCTCTCTCCTCGCTGTGAGTCTGAGGATAGGCTATGTTCAATCCGTCTCTCTTCTGAGTAGCATCACCAGCCTGAGCCATCTGCTCCATCTTCTTCTCGAAAGCATCAATGGCAGCCTTCACCTGATTACTATTCATCTGAGAACTAATCTGCGGTGTAGCAGGAATCCACTCCTCGTTGCCGTTGGCATCCGTACTCTTCACATACCAAGCCTTGCTCAGGGTCAGCAGGGAAGTTGGATGATTCTGAGCCAAGAGCATCAGGTGTTGTTTCACCCAGTTCTTGTTGTTGAGCAGGATTCCGCTCTCTGCCATATTCTCGATGTATGCGATAGGGTCATCAGCGATAGAGGTTCGTCCATGTGCCTTCTTCAAGGTCTGATTGAAAGCACCCTTGCCGCCACCGATATAGTCCCATACTTGGTCGGCAGTAGTGCCATCCCAGCCACGGAGAGGAATATAATGGCTATACATATCACGCACATACTGATAAGTATCTTTGCTCATCATGCCAGCCTTATAGCCATCACGGATAATCTTCTTGGTAGCCGCATTCGTAGCATCCCAGAGGGTGTGAGTCTCGGTTACATACTTATCCTCAATATCCTTTACCAGTTTGTAGGCAGCTTCCTCAAAGTCTGAGCCGTCAAATAGAGCAGACAAACCTGAGTAATCGTAGGCAATACCATTCTTGTCGTAGCGATAGTCCATATAAGATGGAGAATATTTCGCCCTTAGTGCATTGTCTCTCTGTCTCCAAGTAGTGAAATCCACTCTTCCAAACTCCAAATCGCTATCATTGGTAATACGGTTCATATCGCCCTTGTAAGCCCTGTATGCCGCACTTCTCTGAGCCACGTCCTCATAGTCAGCATCCAGTGACTTCTTGAAAGCCATCTGAGCATCACGCTCCAAGCCATGCTTAGCCATCATGTAGATACGGACATTATCATAACTATCACCCAGTATTTTCTTCATCTGATGATAAGCCTTTCTTAATGGCTGCAAGAACTCATTGTTGTACTCCTCAAACTCGTTCTTTCCCTTGCCATGACTGCGGTTCTCGGCAGTATAGGCATCCTCAGCCATATTCAGGCGGTCAACACCCACTTCCTTCATGATAGCTTCCTGAGCCTTGCGGATAGCCAGCATACTATCTTGGAAAGCGATACGTTTGAGGACGGAGCCACGCTGCAACTCTCGGTTGAACTCTCCAAGGGCAGTATCATCACTCAGAAGATGCTG